GTCGGAGCGCCGGTTCACCAAGAAGCTCTGTGATGCTATGATTCCCGTGATGATTGAAGCTTTCTGGGAGATTTGGCTCGAGGCCAAGAAGGAGTCCCAGGGCAAGAACACGACCCGTGTGTTTCAGGAGCTCCTTCGGGGCGTCAAGACCTGGAACTCTTCAATTTCACTCAAAAATACAGAAGCCATCATCAAGAACCAGTCCTTGTTTCCCAATCTGTTGGCGGCTGTCTTTGTGATTCATGTTAAGATTCTGAGTGCTATCAGAACCGACCGAAAGTCCAAGAAGATTAGCATTAAGCTTCCGGCAAATGACGTCTTTGTCCAACGGTGTTATGAGGCGTGTGCCAAGGACCTGTATGAGAACCCCAGCATCATCGTGGACAACAAACCCGAGGAGGAAAGAAAAGAGGTGTTGACTGCCCGGTTTTGTAAGAGGATTGGCGAAGTTATTGAAGACTTGATTCCAACAGCCGAGATTCTCAATACGTACTTGCCCTTGCCTGCAACCGGTGAGGACTTGGATATGGATCATGATGATGAGGAGGACCCCGAGGGTGAAGAGGACATCCCCGACCTCGCAGATAATGTACCGCCAGAGGAAAACGTTGATACTCTCCCCCAAAACACGGGAAACATGGAGTTTGGTAAAACTCCAGGCGGTGTTGATACCGCCGTGACGGTGAATAACTCACTGACGCCACCGAGCGTTCCAGGTACAACACCCGCACCAGTGGAAGATGAAGGCGAGTCCCTGTTTTCAGATGCGCCCACAAAAATTCAAAAATTAAACCACTCGTAATAACAGGAGGAGAATGGATCAATACTTTCGAGAGCCTATGAGTGCCGCCGTCATTGCAGCAGGTCTGGTTGCTGGTTACATACTCGCCAAGTCTAAACTTAATAACGAAGGAAAGCTGAAAAACTCTGATTATTTCAAGCCGGCATTCTTGGTCGCCGTGCTCGTGTATTTTATCGTCAGTCAGGGTCAGGGTGATTCTGGACCAATTTTGAAGGAGCCTTTTTAAAATTATAAACTGGCTACGACGGGGCAGTTAAAAACTTGGGTTTTTAACTGGGTTATATGACCACCGTAAAAGCGTTCGATGAGATGATGACGCAGTTCCTCGGGGAGCTTCACACAGTGTTTCCCGAAGAGCCGGTCAAGACGGGTCCAGACTGTAAAACTTTTATGAAGCAGGTCGCACCGTGGGCCGGTCAAATGACGGCCCGCGACGAGTCTTTCTTTTGTGACGAGAATGAGTTTGCAAAGAACCTCGACCTACATGTTATTTGGAAACGCGCGGACTGCTCAGCAAACACAAAGCAGGCTATTTGGCAGTATCTTTCATCTCTATATATGATTGCGACAACTCTGAGCATGTTTCCTCCGGAGACGCTCAGTGCCATTGAGGCGGCCGCCGAGAATTGCGCCAAGAATATGAAGTTGGGGGCAAACGGTCAGCCAGACGAAGCATCTCTGATGGCCGGCGTGAACAGTATGTTGAGTCAGATGATGAGCGGTGGCTCTGGAAACCCATTTGCATCTCTACTCGGCGGCGCCATGGCGCCACCTCCAACCCCGAGCCGACAGGCCCTCCCACCTTCAGGCAAAAAGAAAAAGAATCTCCGCAAGTAGAAGAAGTAATGGATCCCGCAAGTGTCTTCAAGTCGAGTGACCTTTTGACTTTTTGGCCCACTGCCACGCAGTCGGCAGACCAGCGCGTGTCAGCTACGACCCGTTTCATCTTGTATGCCATGTGCGTCGTGTATATTATTAACAGAGATGCACGGGTCTTTGCACTTGGCCTCGTGTCCCTCGCAATTCTGTACTATATGTGGACCACAAACATGGTCAAAGACGGGAATCTTCGTTCAACTATAGGAGACGCTCGGTACGCCACTATATTCCGCCCAAACGTTACAATGCCAACGACTGAAAACTCGATGGGCAACGTGCTTTTGAGCGACTACGTCGATAACCCAGACCGCCCGGCGGCGGCGTGGTACCCAAGCGTGCGCGGACAGGTCCAGGCTGCATGGAGCCAGATTCACCCTTTTGAGCGTCAGCGTGATGCCGAGCGTAATTTCTACTCCATGCCCGCAACAACGATTCCAAACGACCAAACAGCCTTTGCCCAGGCGGCCTACGGGAAGCCATTTGCCGCCAAGTGTCACGACCAAGGCGGGGCGGCTTGTGATCCAGATCGGTTCTACTCCGCCTTCCCAGAGCGTGTCCAGATGGAGGCTGGCAATTAAAATTAAATATGCGAATACAATAATAATGCCACAGTTTAGCTATCTGCCCCTCGTGAACGAGAAGGGCGTGTGGTATGGCCCAGCCCAGGTTGTTCTCGAAGATAAGACGAGTGTTGAAGACTCTCTCCGTGAACAACCAACAACCTCTTGGAAGAAGGGATGGTCCGAGCAGACCTACGACTTCCCCAACACGTATGTGAATCTGCCCTTGCGCGTGCTTGAATGGAACCCTACAAATACTTTTGGTGAGTACCAGAACGACCGTTTTGCCCAGCGGTACTACAACAAGGACCTCAAGACGTGGAATCGTTAAAAAAATAATGAATAAGCATAAGTAGCGATGGACCCCCTCGCGCTGGCCGCCGTTGTTGGTCTTGTGTTTGCCGGGAAGACTCTGGCGGATGGAAATGACACTTCCGCCGCTCCTAGTCCTAAACCATCAAACACGAAACCCCCCTTGACCCGTCGCCAGATCGATATGATGGCTGATTCAGTCGGTCACCGCGCAGATGCTTTCGATCTCCGGAACACGAATCCAAACTTTGGACGCCGTATTAATGATTGGCGTCTCCAACCCAAAGATGCCGTTCCGAACCTTCAGGACGTGACTCCGACCAACTCCCGGTTTCCGTATGGTCAGCCCGTGTATGATCTTTATAACCGAGAGTACGTGACGAATAAGCAAAACAACGTGTCGCCTCTCGAAGCCCCCATGACCATCGGTCCAGGTCTGGGTGTTGGTCCGAACGTGCTTGCGTCGGGTGGTTTCCAGGACTATTTCCGGGCACTTCCCACAAACATCAACGAGGAGCGTCTCACAACACTTGAGGGACGCCCAGGTCCTCGTAACCCTTTCGTCAAGAGCGGAGGGGCTGCATACATCGGAGATATTACACAGGAGGCGGCGGCGTCCAAGACTGCTTTCCGTGCACCAGGGGCGTACGGAGGCGGAGGTGCTCAGAGTGCTCTTGTTGCACCGGAGGGTCGGCCAAACTTCCTCAAGACGAAGAAACCAACGATCCGCGGGGAGACGGGTCTGCGTACAGATACGCTCTCGGACGGTCCACCACAATACAACATTGCTCAGCCGTACGCGGAGGGCAAGACGTGCTACACGGACACGGACTTGACCCGGTCTTCTGGGTATCGTACAAAGCCAGACCGGGCCGCAAATGCTGCTCGTATGAACGTTCGCGACGACCCCGTCAACCAGGTGGGATCTGCAACTCAGCTTCGCATCGAGGCCCGACCAGAACAGCCAGGCCCCATGGCCATCACAGGTTCGAACCAGGGCCGGGGCGTCGTGCCTCCAGAGTTCGACGACCCACTCAACGAGTTCAAGTCGAACCCCAATCCGCGTGCTTCAAACGGTTTCCTGGACATTGCTATCCAGCAGCTCGAGAAGAATCCTTTGGCATACTCGCTGGCCGACCCCAAAAAGCCCGACCCAGCCATGGGAACATCTCCTTTTAACGCGGCGGTTTCCGTGAACTAAGACACGGCAAAAAAATATGGGCTAGTACTAAATGTCGGGAGGTGTTGTTCAACTCGTCGCCGTCGGCCCTCAGGACGCTTGGCTGACCGGCAAGCCCGAGGTTTCCTTTTACCGGTCCAACTACAAGCGCTACACGCACTACTCCAACTCGGTGGAGCGCCAGGTGATCCAGGGCGCCCCCATTGCCGGTGGCATCTCCACAATCCGATTCGAGAAGAAGGGTGATCTGCTGAGCTACGTGTACCTGACCGTCCGTGATAACAACGGAGCTCAGATGGTCAATCTCGACTGGACCAAGGTCATTGACAAGGTTGAGCTCCTCATCGGCGGTCAGATTGTGGACACCCAGGATATCGAGTACATGACGGATATCGAGCCCATCACCGGCGCCCAGAACTACTCGCAGCGTTACCTGAACCTGAATAGCACCACTTTCAATAACCAGAAGAACACGTTCCTGCCCCTCAAGTTCTTCTTCTGCAAGGACTGGTCCGTGTGTCTGCCCCTGATCGGCCTGCAGTTCCACGATGTGGAGGTTCGCATCACCTGGTCTCCGTACCTGAGCCAGAACATCACCATCGGCAACACGACCACCCCCGTGCTTCCCTCTCAGCCACAGGCAACTGCAAACATTCTGACCGATACGGTTCTGAGCTCCAACTTGGCGAACATTTCTCTGACCCAGACGACCGGGCCCCTGTTCCCAGGTATGCTCGTGGTTGGCCAGACTGCCAATTTGCAGACCAACGTGGCTGTCGTTCAGTCTTTCTCGAACGCCTTCACCCCAGTGACTGGACAGGGCTACCTTTCCAACGTGGTCATTTCCTTCTCCAACGCATCTAACAGTTTCATGACGACCGCTTTCCTCACTGGAAACGTCGCAAGCCTGTATGTTCCCACGTGCGCTGCTCAGATCAACGTTGGATCCACCATCCAGGTGGCGTCTGGCCTCAGCTCTCTGTCCCTTCCACTCAACCAGGTCGTGAGCCCTCTCGGCCAGGGTGGTGTGCAGCTGGGTCAGTACGTGGCTGGTCTGCCCATGACCGGTCCAGTGTACGTGTCGAGCGTGTCGAACATTGCGAACAGCAACGTGACCATTTCTTTCCCTGCGACGAGCGGCGCGACATCCATTCCCCCATACCTCACCGTCTCCTTCGTCACTGGCACTGCCCAGACCTCCACCACCTACAGCTCTCTCCAGTTCCAGGCCTGGTCGAACTTCGTGTACCTGGATCAGTCTGAGCGCGACTACTTTGCCAAGGCGCCCCAGAACGACCTGCTCATCACTCAGGTGCAGCGTGTGGTCCTGGGCATCAACCCAGTTCAGGAGTTGGCCCTGGCTCAGCCCGTTAAGTTCCTGGCCTTCCCGTGCGTCAACTACGGTCAGATCTACGCCAACGGTGTGGGCTCTCTGAACGCCTCTAATTACCAACTCAAGACGCAGGTGAACGGCGTGGATGTTGGCGACTCTCGGGCCCTTATCCACTTCTGTGATGTTCCCCAGTACTACAACACACCCTTCGGCTACGTGCATAACAACAGCACCGCCAACGTGGCCATCATTTCTTACTGTCTGGACACCTCCAAGCTCCAGCCCACGGGCACGCTGAACTTCAGCCGTCTGGATACCTTCCGTATCGTCGTGCCCCCGACTCTGCCTAGCGGTGTTCTGGGTCTGTACAACACCAACATCACGAGCGGGTACCCCACGCCTTACCTGTACGCGGTTAACTATAACATTCTGCGTATCCAGAACGGGCTCGGCTCAATATTATATGCCAACTGAATTTTTTTCTGCATAAAGAATAGACACCAGGTTTTAAAATGGAAACTCTTAAAAAGTGTAGCTCGTGTGAAAGAGGCCCTCAAAAACTTGATCAATTTTTGGACAAATTTGGTCGTCCCTGTTCAACATGTCTCAAGTGTCGTATACGTTCAAGAAGAAACAGAAAACCACGTCCACCAAATAGACAATGTGAAATATGTACGAAACAGTCCGTTTTCAACTTTCCAGGAAAAACTCTGGGAATCAGGTGTGTCGAACACAAAGAAACTGGAATGGTGAATGTAGTTCAGAAAAACTGTGAACACGAGGGATGCACAAAGCAACCCTGCTACAATTTACCAACCGAACACTTTGGTAAATTCTGTGCAACGCACAAAACCAAGGGTATGGTGAACGTCCGTGAACGTCGATGTGAATACGATGGATGTATCAAGAAACCTTTTTATAATTTACCATCAGAAACCAAAGGACGTTTCTGTAAGGAACACAGAGAGAATGGAATGATTGATGTTCTCAGTGATTTATGCAAACACGATGAATGCAACAAAAGAGCAACTTTCAACCATACAGGACAAAAGCCTAAATTTTGCGGAATTCACAAGGAGGATGGAATGGTTGATGTCAAAACTCGCAGATGTGAATATAACGGGTGTATGACAGTTCCTGTTTTCAATTTACCGGGCGAGAAACGAGGTCGTTTCTGTTTAAACCACAGAGAGACGGGAATGGAGGACGTGAAGAACAAGAGATGCAAAACACCCATGTGTGATATTATACTTACCGGAAGTTCAAGAGATTATTGCGCTCGATGTACCTCTTACATGTTTCCAGACCAACCCTCGTATTTTAAGACGAGGGAAATGAAACTCAAGGAGTATCTCACGCAGCAGTATCCAGACAAGACTATAACGCACGATAAGCACGTGGAGTGTCATAGGTACCGTCCAGACTTTGTGTTCGATATGGGAAGTCACATAATTGTTATTGAAATTGATGAGAACCAGCACAGGTCGTATGATACTTCATGTGATAACAAGCGTCTTATGAGTATTTTTCAGGGTCTCGGGTCTCGACCCATGGTCATGGTTCGGTTCAACCCAGACCGGTATGATAACGTCCAGGGATGTTTCAAACGAGACGGTCAACTTTCAGGTACTGGTCAGGAGTGGAAGAAACGTACAGGCCGACTCAAGGAATGTATAGACTATTGGATCGGTACCCAGCCGGATCGTGAAATATCAGTGGAGCATCTTTTCTTCGATACAGACAGGTGAAAAATGCACTGGATCTTCTTGGCTATCATCGCGTGTCTCATATTTATGGCTTCGTATAACCCTCGTACGGGAAATCTGAATAAATTTTTTGCCCCGGAAACATCAGTAGATGGACTCGTTCCTTCGAGAGCGGCACAAAGCGATCGCAATACCGATGAGTAAAGTGAACGACATACAACACTTTCTGATCGTCCACGACCGGCGATACAGAGAGTGGACGTTTGTCACAGGCGGGTGTCGCCGACGCGAGGTCTACAATCCACTTCGGTGTGCGATTCGAGAACTCGAAGAAGAAACACGCGGGCTCATAAACTTAAAAAGGGGGTCCTAC